GGCATCCAGGTTTGACTCATGCCTTCTGTGGCATAGTCAGCATCTTGCACCACATAGTACTTGGGCAAGGGTTGTGGAATAGCCGAATTCAGTGGATGGTAGTCTTTTAAGTTTGGAACTTCAAGCACGTCGCCGTTCATGAGTTTGCGCCCAAACGTGTCAATCATGTCGTTGTAGTGGAACGTGATAAACAAGGTATCATTGTTCAAAAACAAGCCAAATTGTGTTAGATCAAAATCCACATCCTGGTGTGTGTACACACCGCGCATGATGTAAACGTCTTGGTCATACACTCTGTCACGGTTTTCCAGCAACAGCAAGTCTTGGATGTTGAGTGGACTCAGTTCATCATAAACGGGCTGTGTGGCATCACCGTTACCAGAAAGAGTTGAGTCTTCGCCCCCAGTCTGCGGCCCAGCGTATTTGTGAACAAAGATGTCCATTCCCCCAACAGTGTACATTTCGGAGATGGTGCGATCCAAAAACTGGTAATCGCGGGTTCGATTGGGGCGGTATAGGCTTAGGCGTGGCATAATGTAGTATTTATGGGCAGGTTGACCAATAAATCCAGAACTGCTATAATTACTACATTAATCCAAAAGGAGCCAGCATGAAACCCGTTAAACCCTTAAATCCGCGTAGTGCAGATACCAATGCAATGGGCATGGAACCTGTGTGGAAAACACAACCCATAGAAAATCGCATCAGTGCTATGAGCAAAGCATTCTCATGGTACAACTATTTCTACGGCAAAAAAGATGCCCGTGACATGATTGTGAACTATTTGGAATCACATGATCGCCGAGCAGATGTGCGAACTCTTAAAAGTATCCCAGACTCTTCTATACGCCTGACCACAGGATGGTTGTGTCGTATGAACATGGTTGGACTTGAGTTGGCAGAAAAAGAGCAACTGAAACTAGACCACATGCTGAAAGAAATTCTCACAAGCAAACAAGAGATTGAAGTGGAATCTGTACCGGTCATAGATGCAGTAGCTCGACTCAATATCCAAGATCGGCTTCGTGAAAAGATGTTAGAGTGCGCCGGGGAATTAGACGGCATGTTTGACGAGTTTGTGTTGGCAGGTGCTAAAATGTCAGCAGACTACAAACCTATCATGGTAATTCGTGGCATGAACGTGTCTCCTCAATTGATATCAATTATCACTGACAGTTGGAAACGCAACCTGGCAGAATTTGAAGAAGTTGTTGAAGGCAAAGATGCCATGCTAGTGGAAGCATATTCAAATTTCAGTAAAATTCAACTTCGTAATTGTGTAAAATTTTGTGAAGCAGTGATCAACGACTGTGGTGCGTATGTGCAGATCAAGAAGGTTGAGCGCAAGCCACGCAAGGTCAAGGCTGTACCCCCAGAGAAACGTGCGGCCAAATTCAAGCACATGGCGGAATTTGCAGAACTCAAACTCAAGGGGTTACCGCCCGCAAGCCTGGTGGACAAGGCAGAGGCATGGTTGTACGATACCAAAAAACGCAAGTTAATCCACCTTGTGGCAGACAGCCATACACAGGCGTTTACTGTCAAGAACAACAGCGTAATTGGATACAGTACTGTAGAAACGCTACAAAAAACTGTGCGCAAACCAGCAGACATAACCAAGGCTATACAAGCCGCAGGAAAGCCGGCAGCACGTAAAATCTACAAGGAGTTGACTACTACAGAAACCCCTTGGAATACCCGTGGTACTGAGAACCTGATCATTCTCAAAGCCTGGTAAATATAGGGACTGGAGTCCCTTATGGCTGAAAATACCCTACCCCAACTGAAGCAAGATTTAATAGAATATGTCAAGCTCCAGTTGGGTGATCAAATAGTTGATCTTGAATTAGACCCTGCACACTACGAAGCTGCTTATCAAAAAACAATAGGCACTTATCGTCAACGTGCTGAAAATGCTTACGAAGAAGCATACATCTTTATGGAGTTGATTCGAGATGTAAACATCTACACCCTGCCCCAAGAAGTTGCAAGTGTACGTCAAGTATTCCGTAGAACGTTTGGTGACTCAACTGGTCCTTTTGCATCAAACTTTGATCCGTTTGCACAGGCCTCAATCAACGTTTACCTTATGAACTTTAACGTGGCAGGTGGACTTGCCACTTACGATTTCTACTCACAGTATGTGGAACTTGCCGGGCGCATGTTCGGTGCATACATGAACTATACGTTCAATTCTGTAACCAAAAAACTACAACTGATCCGTGATCCAAAAGGCACCGGCGAAAACGTGTTGCTTTGGGTATACCAAGTCAAACCCGAGATTCAATTGCTCAGTGACTACCAAATCCAACAATGGATCAAGGACTACATGGTAGCCAACTCCAAGATGATTATTGGTGAAGCTCGTGAAAAATTTGCACAAATTGCCGGTCCACAGGGTGGAGGCCAACTCAACGGCACTGCGATGAAAGCCGAAGCCAAAGAAGCCATGGCTGACCTAATTGAACAACTCAAACTGTATGTGGATGCAAGTCAACCACTTACCTGGGTAATTGGCTAATTCAAGTTTGATATTGATCTAAAAATCTGCTATACTACATGTATGGCACACCTAATGATTGATCTTGAGGGACTAGCAACAGGCCCCGACACTACTATCCTTACCATAGCCGCCCAGGCATTTGATCCGTTTGGGTCGGGCTGTTACGACCGACATTACTATGCTAGAGTCACACTGGAGAGTCAGGAAAATCGTGCAATTGATGATGGTACAATAGCCTGGTGGGCAACTCAACCAGAACATGCTAGAGAAGAAGCATTTGGGGAACAAGATCGTATCCCATTGGATCAGGCTCTGGACGAACTAGCTCGGCTGATCTGGCACTCCAAGCTGATCTGGGCACAAGGTCCAACGTACGACATGAACATTCTTGAACATGCCTACAAGAGCTACAACAAGCCTCTTCCTTGGAAATACTACCAGGTGCGTGACAGTCGTACAGTGTTTAGTTTATGGCCAGAACAGCCCATTCCCGTCACCAGTCATCATGCACTGGAAGACTGCCGTAGACAGATTGGCATGCTACAAACAACACTTCAACATCTTAACGTAAAGGAACTCAAATGATCATTGGCATCTGTGGATTTATAGGTTCTGGCAAAGATACCATTGCTGATTACCTGGTAAACTTGCATGGTTTCCGTCGAGAGAGTTTTGCATCAACCCTAAAAGACGCAGTGGCCCAGGTGTTTGGATGGGACAGAACCATGCTGGAAGGGCGCACCAAACAAGCCCGCGAATGGCGTGAACAAGTGGATTCTTGGTGGGCCGAACGCTTGCACATGCCCACACTAACTCCACGTTGGATCTTACAATACTGGGGCACAGAAGTTTGTAGAGCTGGATTTCACGATGATATCTGGATTGCCAGTTTAGAAAACAAACTGCGTCATAGCCAAGATGATGTGGTGATTTCCGACTGCCGTTTCCCCAATGAAATCCGTGCTATTAAACAAGCAGGCGGCCGAGTTATTAGAGTAACTCGTGGGCCCGAACCTGAATGGTACAAGGCCGCACTGAGTGTAAATCGAGGCGCCACAGGCAACATTACCTGGGCTTTGAGCCATACAAAATTAGAAAAATTTCGCATTCATGCTAGTGAAACTGCCTGGGTTGGCACAGAATTTGATGCTGTGCTGGATAACAATCGTAGTCTTGATGACTTGTATGCACAAGTCATAAGTCTGGTTCAAGATCGCCCCGATGCCAAGTAACATCAGTTTTTTTAATTAATTCAACACAGTTAAGACAAATTGTTTTTAAATTTCGTTGTTCCAAATTGTTGAGGTTTCCGTCAACATGAAATACCAATAGCTGTGTCAGCAGTTTGGCCTTGAACCCGCACTTGTCACATGCGGGTTTTTTCTTATAACCAGCACTTTTCCAGCGCGGATCTCTTGGTCGAAGTCCTCTCCCTCTCCTGGTGCAGTTCTCACATCGTGATCTATAGTGGGTAACGTCTTCTTTGCGATAGTTTACAGCACATGGTCGTTGATGACATGACTGACAGATGGGTCTTTGCATGGCGTATTTATGGCGGACCTTGGCCAAAGGGAGCCCAACTCAGCTGTTTTTGACGCTTGTCAATAAATATTAGAACTTGAAAAGGAATCCATAACATGGCTCTAGTATCTCCAGGCGTAGAAGTAACAGTAATTGATGAGAGTCAATACATCCCTTCCGCTGTCAACACAGTCCCTTACTTTGTGGTTGCCACAGCGCAAAACAAAGTATCCAGCGACGGAATAACCGTGGCAGCTGGTACACTTGCTGCCAATGCAAACAAAACTTATTTGATTACCAGTCAGCGTGATTTGGCAGCCACCTTTGGTGTGCCATTCTTCTACAACACCACAACTGGCACTCCAATCAATGGTTATGAACTCAATGAGTATGGCTTGTTGGCTGCTTACTCAGCACTGGGTGTTACCAACCGTGCGTATGTACAACGTGCTGACGTTGATCTAACAGAACTAACTGCAAGTTTAACTCGTCCAACTGGTGATCCTGCCAATGGTGACTATTGGCTGGACACCACAGTCAGCACCTGGGGAATTTTTGAATGGGATCAAACCACTGCTACATTTACCAATGTAGTACCGCTGGTGATCACCGACGCTACAGACACTGTGAGCGGCAACGGTACCATAGCAGGTAACACTCCCAAGCAATCAATTGGATCCATTGGTGATTATGCAGTGACAGCAATTGGGGCTGAGATATTTGGTTATTACAAAAAATCTGACAACACCTGGAATCAGATTGGTAGCAATGCATGGAAAACTTCATGGCCCACAATCACAGGATCTGC